GTGCATAGAGTATTATTTGAGATAGATAGTAATAGAACTATATTAAATAACTATATAAGCGAGAGAGCGCATTTGATTCTTATTTCTGAACCATCAAAGACTAAACCGATCAATTATGAAGAGCCGATGGTTCAAAAATATGGTAAGCCGCATTCAGATATCCAGGTATTAGAAAGAATTGAAGAACTGAGCGGATACATTGACAGATACCAAATGATTATCAGAGAAAAAGAAGAAACATTGACAAAATTGAAATACTTAGGCGAACGAATGCTAACAAGAATGGAAGCAAGAGGTAAGGAAGATATCAAACTAAGGGTATTTATGCTTTCGTATATCGATGGGATGTCCAATGAGCAAATCAAGGAAGAAATCGGCAACTATGAGATGCAAACAATTTGGAATATCAAGACTGAATTAAACAATCTTTTCAAAGAGTCGAGTTTCGCCCAAAAACAAAGTAGTAACTAAGTAGTAACTATTGCAAAATGATGTGATATAATGATATCGTAAAGGAAGTGTGTAAAAACACTTTCTTTTTTATTATGCATAGACAGCGACCTTCTATCAGGTTTCCAATTCTATACTTTTCTCCTAACTTCTAGAGAGTCCTTAACTCCTTTCGCCTCTCTAGAAGAGAAACAATTTTCCTAGTTATATTATATATATACTAGTTATTATATATTAAGTATTTAAAAGAGTATTTATATAGTAATATGCACTTATATGCTTTTTGGCAGCAAAGACTTTAGTTTTTAAAAGAACTTGAGTCTTTTTTATTTTGATTCTAAAAAAGAGATTTTAAAAAAAGATGGTGGTTTTAATGGCGAAGGCGGCAACAAGAACTGATACTGAACCGAATAAAACTAAATCTAGCAATAAAAAGAAGGTTTTGAAAAAAAAGCCTGAAAAAAGAGGGCGCAAGAGTTATTACGATTGGAAAGTGAAACCGAAGTTACATTTGGTTGCAGATTGGGCGAGAAACGGTGTCTTGGATAACGAGATTTATAAAAAGCTTGGAGTAGGCAAAGATGCCTTCTATGATTACAAAAAGAAATACCCCGAATTGAGAGACGCTTTACAAACGCGCGATGAGGCTGATGCTCAAGTAGAAGCTGCGCTTTTTAAGAATGCTTGTGGTTTCCATTATGAAGAATCACAAACCCTTACTCGTTATTCGGAAAAAGACGGGACAATAACTGAAACGAGAATATTCAAAAAATATAAAGAACCAGATACAACAGCACAAGCGATTTGGCTTAACAATAGAAGACCGGAATCCTGGAAACAAAAACAAAGAGAGTATGACTCTAACGGTAAAGATGGCGAACCTGATCCGATTACAAAATCAATTCTAGACCATGTCAAGAGTTTAGACGGCGAAGAGGAATAATATGGACGCGGTTGGATTCAGTTCAAAACAAATGCAAGTATTAAGTTTCCCTTACATGAAAGAGAAGTTCAACGCAATCATTGCTGACGGTTCTATTCGTTCCGGGAAAACAGTATCAATGATAATTGGTTATATCACTTGGGCTATGCATAACTTTAACAAATGTTCATTCGCTTTGTGCGGCAAAACAGTCAAGGTCGCCGAAAGGAATTTAATAAAAGCATTGTGGAATATACAATACTTTCATGATGAATTCACAATGAGTTATGTTAAGAATGACAGTTTGCTAACGATTAAGCGTGGTAGTACAACAAATTATTTTTACATATTTGGTGGCAAGGACGAATCAAGCTACCAACTAATACAAGGGGTTACGTTAGCGGGAGCGTTCTTCGATGAAGTCGCTTTAATGCCAGAATCATTTGTCAATCAAGCTACAGGTCGTTGTTCTGTTGACGGTTCGCTGTTCTGGTTTAACTGCAACCCTGAAGACCCCAACCATTGGTTTTATAACTCGTGGATAAAGAAATCAAATCAAATGAGAGCGTTGTATTTACATTTCACTATGCAAGACAACCCTAGCTTGTCAGATAAAATCAAGCAAAGATATGAATCTATGTACGAAGGTGTATTCTACCAAAGATACATCAAAGGCGAATGGGTTAAAGCAGAAGGCATCATTTACAGAAGATTTTCTGACAATCCAGAACTTTACATTGTTGACAATACTGACGATATAACGTTTATGCAAGTTGGCGTTGACTTCGGAGGCACAGGCTCGGGAACATCGTTTGTGGCTGTAGGTTTTAATGGCTTTAAACATATCACAGTTTTAGAATCAGTTAGATATGTTGACAAGGAATTCAAAAACCCATCGCCATATGACATCATTATTCCGAATCTTACTCCAGATTTATTGGATGAGCTTTACGCACAGTTTTGCCAGATGCTCTATGAGAAATACAAAAAAGCATTCGTAACCAGAGCGGACTCAGCAGAACAAGTGTTAATCAGAGGCTTAAGAAGTGCGGTAGCAAAGAAGCATCTGCACACTGAAATAAGAAACGCAAGGAAGAACGAAATTATCGACCGCATTAAGTTGGTTTTAAAACTTACGGGGCAAAACAGATTTAGAGCAGCGAGACAAGCAAAGACGTTTATCGAAGCTATGAAGAACGCAGTATGGGATGCAAAAAGGACAGATACAAGACTTGATGACGGAACATCTGACATAGATACATTAGACGCTTTTGAATACGCTATCGAAGAATATACAACATCACTTCTAGAAAGTTATAACTTCGAACCGAAGGAGGGTTAAGATGAATGTCCGAAACATAATTGAAAAACTAACTGGTGGCAAACGAATACCCACTAGATCACCGCACATAGACACATGGCACAGCTGGTATAAAGGCAATGTCAAAGACTTTCATAACTACCGCCTGTTCAACGGTCGTTCGAACTTAGAACTTGAAATGAAGTCGATGCAAATGGCAAAGTTCGCTTGTGAAAAATGGGCTGACTTGTTGTTGAATGAAAAATGCGACATTATTCTGCCAGAAGAAATCAAACCTAAATTCGATAACATCTTGAATCGCTCTAACTTTTGGCGCAAGGCGAACAACAACTTGGAAAAAGCATTTGCGTTAGGTTATGGCGCTATGGTTGTCAATGTCAACGGTCTCCAAATAGGCGACAAAGGCACGGTGAAAAAGAATGGCAAGATATCGATTGACTTCGTTGATGTGTACAAGATCCATCCAATCACAATTGAAAACGGCGTATTGACAGAATGTGCTTTCGAATCTAACAATACTAATTCAACAAACTTGGTTGTGCATCTCAAAGAGAATGGCAAGTATATCATTCACAACTATGTGTTCGATGATAAAGACATAATCTCGACATACAAATTCAATACGAATAGTGAAGTGGCTTGGTTTCAGATATTGGAACCGAACATTGCAAACAACTTAAGCGATGAGTTGTCGGTTGATGAACTCGGCATATCAGTGTTCGCAAATGCTATAGACTCGCTTAAAGACCTTGATAGCAAGTATGACGCTTTTTACAACGAATATGTACTAGGCCGCAAAAGAATCTTCTTGAGTTCAAAAGCGTACAGAGTAGATGAAGAATCCGGTGAGAAAGTCAAATCATTTGACCCTAGAGACCATCAATTCTATTTTTTAGCTGAGAACGATGACGGCAAGCAAAATATCGAGACCAAAGTCGATGCTTTAAGAATGAACGACTTGGTTGGCGGCATTAACGCTCAATTAAACTATTTCGGTATGAAAGTAGGCTTAGGACAAAACTTCTTTAAATTCGATGGCGGCGGTGAAATGACAGCAACTCAAGTAGTGAGTGAAAATTCAACGCTTTTTAGAAACTTGAAGAAACACGAAATCGTAATAGAAGATGCATTAAGGAATTTGACAAAAGTTATTATCCAGGCATCCAACGATTTTACAAACGAACCGTTAGGCGAAGTTGCAGACGAAGATATCAAGATATTGTTTGACGACTCGATCATTGAAGACAAAGAAGCACAAATGAAACGAGACAAAGAAGATGTTGCTGCCGGCTTGCTTAGTAAAGAAGAGTACCGAATGAAATGGTACGGCGAAGATGAAGATACAGCCAAAGCAAAAGTCAAAGAATATTTCCATTACGAACTCATTGACAAATATACGCCGGCATTAGTCGCTGGAGCAATTACTCCAGAAATATTTGTTGACAAGGTATATGGCGACAGACAAGACAAAGAAACGATAATCAAATATATCAGGAACGCAGTTACACAAGGCGATACATTTGACCTATATAACACAGCAGAAGGCGATATGGATAGTGATATGCAAGAAGAAGAGGTTATCATTAACTGATGATTGACAATATCAGCCAAACAATGAGAGAACTGTACGAAGCTACCGAGAATCAATTTGCTTTAGAAGTACAACTCTCAATTAAGAATGGCGAAAACAGAGTACAACTGCTCAATCGTCTAAAGAGCGTTAAAAATAAATCGAATGAATTGCTCAATCTTGTAACTGAAAGAGCGTCAAATCTTGTTGGCATCAATCCCAAACCTTTAGCAGACAAAAACGAAAAGATGTCTGAACTGCTCATTAAGAGCGCATTGAAAGAGTTCATCAAGGGAAATGCTAACGTCAAACGTCTTTCGAAGTCAGCTGACTTAAAAGACGCTATATACAAACAAACTCAGCAAGGCATTAACAAAGGACTGCCAGTCAGAGTCAATGGCAGGAACTACGGATACAAAGAATACATGGAAATGAATGTCAGAACTACCATCCAACAAGAAATCGGCGAGCAACAACTTAAGAGTGGCAAAGCTGCGTCAGTTGTTTTCTATATTGCAAACTTCTATGGCGATAGCGCTGACGACCACGCTGAATATCAAGGCAAAATCTACTACGATGAGCGCTACAAGAGTTTTAATCTATCAGCTGATATAAAGACGCAGATAGCAGAATTCATTCGCAGAGAGCGATTAAAGAGCGTTCAGTGGGTTAGAGATAAACCAGTATATTTAACAACAAGGCCAAATTGCAGGCATACATTGACACCTATTTCCATCCAACAAGCATTAGGAACTAATCCAAAGATATTGCTCAACGCATTGAATCTCAAACAAGGTTCATACAAAGACAAGAACTATCAGCTAACGCAAGAACAACGATACAACGAACGAATGATTCGCAAATATAAAGCACGAGCTGAATCAAACGCAAAATTAGGCTACAGCAACGCACAAGACAATATGCTAGTCAGACAATGGCAAGCGAGACAAAGAGCGCTTATAAAGGCAAACCCGCAGCTTGAGAGAGATTACCGCAGAGAAACAAGAAATGTATTGCTGAATGATTTAGGTGCTAAGTACCAAAGGTTATAAAGCCTCTTTAGGCTATATATACAATTTATCGCATGGCACAAGCGAAAGAGTGCCAAATCCAATCGAGGTCATTCCTCGTAAAAACAATGAAGGAGGATA